AGCTTTCTAGAACACTCCTCAGCGATGTAAGAATAGACATCAGCCGCATCACTTACAGAAATATCTTCAATTTGCGTTTTAGTTTCAGCAGAATCAGAAAAAGAAATAATTACTTTTTCTCCATTAGCCCCTGTGAGCTTGTTCATGATCTCATTTTTGATCAAATGCTGTTTTTCTTGAGTCGGTACTCCGTTGGAAAATGAAACGAGCTTAGTGCCTGAGAATGAATTTTGAACTTCATTGACTAAATACTCAGATATTTCACACTCTAGCTTACTGTAGTTAAGTGCATTAGCCCAATCAGGCGGAGAATAGTAGTGCATTGAAGGGATAAACTTTCTAATGATGTAAATCTCATTGTTTGCACCTGATCCAAAAACAGGAATCCTAGTCAGATCATCTGGGTTTTGATATTCACTCCAATTCGGATGATAGTAGTAAGCGTTTATTTTGCCTTTGTCATCGCACTTCTCAGCTCTTAGAGTTTCTCTATTAAAGTGAGAAACACTAACTATCTTTTTTCCCTTGTAAATTACCTGAAAAGCAGCCTCTCCTAAAAGCTTTAAATCCATCGCTACTTTTTGAAGGCATTTCTTTTTAAATAATGACTTCATTTGAGCGTATTCATCAGGCTTTTTAGATGCGTTGTGGGCATTTACTCCTTTGCCATAGATTTGGTTGCTTATACCGTTTATAATTGACCCTGTGGTGGGGCTGTTTAGGTATGCATCTATAAGCTCTTGGTAGTAATTATTGTCCTCTCCGTATGAGATAAATTCCTCATTGGGGTTTTCAACTATTTCAGGGGTCTGATAAGCTGAAAGATTAACTATGTGAAAGTCGCTATTAATCATAAACTAGAAAATCGTTTGACTGCGTTGTGTTCGTAGTGTATCTCCCAGCATTTACTGAATAATCAGCGACTGTCTGGTTTGTAGCAAAGATTTTATCTCTGTACAAAACCTCATTAGTTGCGGTATTTGTTACCTCTAATAAGTAGTCTTGATCTTTATTTGCATCAAGGTTTAAGTTTGCTGTGTGGGTGTAATAATAATCTACTGCTGTAAGTGATGTGGCAGTTTGATTATAGACCTCTGTGTTTTGTTGCTCGTTTATCACTTTTATCCTGAATATTGAAGCCCCTGTTGGCGAGTAGGAACTTGGAATGATACTTAATGTGTGGCTAGATTGTGTTCTGTTAAGTACGATCATGCTTTTTTGTATATAGCTACGAAGGTTTTTATCCTGCCTTTTTTTTCTAATACCTCTAAATCTTCGTCAACTAATTCTTTTGCAATCTGTGATTTAGATATTGGTTTCCAATCTGCCGAGTCGTAAGATTTTTTTAAGTAATCTTTTGATTTTGCCATTTATTTGGATTTAGCGTTTTGTAAAGGGGCAGCCGCAAAGCATACCCCCAAAAACAAAACACAATTAATTAACTATTTGTCCCAACCGTTATAGTTTCAGTAACGCTTGCTAGCCCAGCAACTGGATTAGCAGAAGTCGCACCGCTTATGTATAATGGTTGTAAAGATTCCTCACTTGTAAACTCAAGATTGTAGCCGCTTAAATCGGCCATAGCACCGCCAGAGGCGAGCGTGGCTGAGGTAAGTTCACACCCATGATCTTTACCTAGTAGTAAGAAGTCCCCTGCTCTAGTTTCAACGATGATATAAGGTCTGCCATAAGCAATAAGCTTAGTTTCCTTAGACAATTCTTTTGTAAGCTTTGGCAAAACCAAAGAAAGAACTGAAGAGAAAAAGGTAGTCCCTGTATCACGTGAAGTAGTAACAGTTGTTGTTAGAGTGTTTCCGCTATTTTTCAAATCGTATTGAAAGAAAGTAGCAGTTCCACTCGCATCTGTAATCTGATCGTCTGAATCTAGCGTAAATCCTGATAAAGAACCGAAGTCGGATAGCCATACTCTGACAATCCCACCAATAGTATCTTTACAGTTTGTAGCATATCCAGCTGTTAATTGACAAGCCATAACTTAATTTTTTAGTAGTTAGCATCTCAGCTAACAGTTATTAAGCATAAAGAACTACGTCTGATCCAACTCCAATAGCCACCGCTGATGATCCTCTTAAAATTACTCTCGCATTTTGACTTCCGTCAAGTGCGCTCATATCCAAAACAGAAGCTTGGTTAAGCTCGCTGTACAAGCTAGTTCCAAAGATCATGTTGTCAGAAGTAGCAGCCATCATTTTAGTAGATGTCAAGCCTGGGCAATGAAGTACTTTGATTCCATCATAGAAAAGCTCTTGCTGACCTGAGTACCAAGTTGGGCCTTCATTGTTAATACCAGCAGAACCTAGTCCAGAAGCTCCAAAACCGCCCAATGCACGAACGTATTTTTGATAAATTGCAGTAGAAGCATAGATGTAAAGGTTGTCCTTGCCAATGTTAGCGGCTGGAATAGCATCAACTACTTTTCCAAGCTCATCAGTTACATTAGCAGCAGTTACAGAACCAGCAGCAACATCTACTACATCAGAGTTAGCAGCAGCCAATACTTCAAATCCATCAAAAGGAATGTTAGTAGAAGAGGTTGTATTGCTCCAGATTGCGGTTTCCATTGCTTCAGAAGTTTTAGCTACTACATGCTCTAGGATAAAGTCTCCAAAAGTTTTAGGCACTCCTGATTTAATGCCTTGCATCTGAAGAGATTCCCATGAACTTCTGTAATTTTTTGCACAAAGCTCAAGATTTACTTGAAACTCCTTTGGCTCAATTACAACTTCTGTAGTTGTTAAAGTACCTGTGGCTGTAAAATCACAGCTACCCGGCTTGATTAAATTAGCGTCAGAAGCAAACACTTGTAGCACTTCTTTAAATTTGATATTGTCCTTAATGTCAATAGCACCTGATGCTAGAGATTTACCAGTCAATAACGATGCGGTTAGGTAACCAGAGGCCGCCTGCCCGCTATATGTGGTTGTTATACTTGAGGTTGTTGCCATTTTATTTATTTATTATTTTTCTTATTAAGTCTAGTTGAGGATTATTGCTTCTGTAAATTTTATGTTTGTGAGAAGAAAGAGCTTCAGGGTTGTGAGCAATAGGCTCAACAACTTCAGCAGTCATTTCTATCTCTTCTACAGATTCCTCTTTTTTCATTTCCTCTTTGCTTTCGCCTAGAGATTTTATTTCATCTTTAATTTCCTGAAGAACTGATTTAACTTCTTCTAGTTCTTCTTTAGTAGCGTAGCTCATTTCTTCTTCTTCAGCTACTACTTCTTCAGTTGGTGCTTCTTCTTCTTTTGGTTCTTCTTTGGCTTCAACTTCTTCTTCTGCCTCTGCTTCTCCAATAGATGCTATCACACCCCCTGTTTCGACTTTTAGAGACCGACCATCTTCAAGATTATAATCACCGCTAGGAAGGGGAATTGATTCTCCGTCCTCGTTTTTAATAAATACTTGTTGATCTGCCTCAAAAGCTTCAGCTTCTATTTCAGTACCATTGTCCAGTTTCATAACTGCCAATTTCACTTCTTTTGATAATTCCATTCCTAGAACTTCTCTTATCTGATTTACAATGTCTGTTGCCTTCATCTTTAAGGGTTATATTATATATACAATTGAGGTAGGGTAATTCGGTCAAATTTTAACATTTTTTTTTAGCTGTTTGTTATATTCTTAAATGTCTAAAACTTCTTTAATTACCCCATCTTCGATTCTAACTTGCTTTGGATTGTTATAGGCTGTGTAATATCCATTGGCTAGGGCTTGATTAAGTAAAGTTGCATCGCTTACAGGAATACTTGAAAGTAAGTTTGTGTAAACTCCTATCCCAATACTATTAGTTGAATCATATAAGCCATAATTATTAGCACTATTATTTGGGTTGTTAGTATAATAAACCGTGCCTACGTTTGTCGAACCCGTTTGTATTGTTGTAAATAATGTTTCAGAAAAATATTGAATATCATTACCGCCATGGCTCATTACTGCGCCAATTAGTGCTAAAGCCGCATCCTCGGTCTCATTCATTGCGAGACCCGTTGCATTGCCATCAACCACTTCAGGCTTGCTAAAAGATGAAATAGTTATATTTAAAGATTGTCCTAGTTCACCCCTTATGCCTTTTAAGTCTATAAAATCGCCTGCATTATTGTAAGCAAATCTATAAATCACAATTCCCGTAGGATAGCCAGTAAATTGATATTTAAATGGGTTACTTGTAACAGGGTTTGATAATGTTGCTATTGGTTGCGTTGCGGTTGTCGTACAGGCTAAGGTAGCACCCGAGTTAAAATATCCACTAGGGACAGTAATGTTAACATTTAGCGTTCTTACTGTGGCTACGCTTACTGTACTAAACGAAGATGGACTTGTAGAGGATATTGTGCCAATGTCAATAGTCGGTGATGTAATAACACCTGCATCTGACACAGCAAATCCTGACAATGTAATATCACTACAGGAAAGCGTTGGAGTGGCTGATTGTGTTACTGTTTCATTTGTCGAAATTGTATCACCTGAATTAGAATAGCCTTCGGGAACAGTTACTGTAGCAGTTACTGTTTGATTTGTGTCAGTATCTACTATAGGAAAAGATGACGGTGTTACAGATGTTACAGTTCCAAAACTTGTACCTTCAAAAGTAGCTGTTGGCAATGTAACAACTCCAGATGAATTTATTGAAAGTCCTGAGATCGTTAAACCCTCAGAAGTTACAGTAGTTAAAGTTTCATCTGTTGATGCTATGGCTGAAATTCTACCTATGCCCTGTGCGTGCATTTCACCTGTACAGCAGTCGGGGTGGTAGGTTTTGCGATCTTTACACAAACATCCTCGCCTACCTCCTCTAGGTGTAATTCTAGATTCAGATTTGTATTTTCTTTTTTTACGCATCTTTTAGAATCTTTTTTATTGTGTCTATAAATTCTTGGGAGGCTTCTTCTTTTAGGTCTTTGTCTTTGGGTCTTGACATTTTATCTGAGAAGTAGGCCTCAATTGAAAAACCTTTGACTTTGCCATCTTTAACATAGTCCTGCCAAACAGCCTCAGACTCTACTTTCATAGACACCATCCAAGTGCCTACTGGAACATCTAGACCATAATGCCTTGATTTGTCTTTTTCAGATTCTACAATCCAAGACTCTACTACAGTCATGCCATCTAGCTTAACCTCATGCTCAAGAGTTGCCTGAGATTGATTGCCATTTTTAAAAAACATCTGTGATGCTTTTCTAACTGTCTCTTTTGAAAAGAAAATGTAGTATTCTTCATCTTCGTTTTTTCTAAATATGGGTTTGTTAGGAACTAAAGCAGCACCGACTAGGAGTCTTTTCTCTTTGTCTTGTTCTGCAAACTTGTACTCTTGTTTTTTAAGTGCAATAAAATCTTCCTCGATTGCTGGTGAGTGGACTACCGAAATGGCTTCGACTCCGATGTCATCATCTTCTAAAATTAATTCTACTATTCTCATGATTATATGGTTGCTGATTCTACAATATTTCTATCTAATGCCTGTGCGCTACTGACATCAGAACTTACTACAAAAGCCTTAACTGGCTCTTTTTCATTTTCTCCCATGGCTACTGCCAATTGATTTTCAGGTGCTGCTCCTACTATGTTAAAAGATGGAGGTGCAGGAGGCGCAGGAGGCTTACTGCCACCACCACCGCCACCTACATTACCGATTGAGCTTTTTGCTGCATTAACAGCACTTCCAACGCTCATAGCAATTGCTGCAACTTGACCAGCCATAATTGCAATTAAAGGAACGTTCGCAGGAGGCGGAGCTGCTGCTGCTGCTTTCATTAATCCTTTTGCGCCATCAACCCCCGATTCTGCTGCTGAGGCTGTAATTTTACCAAGAGTTGCTTTTGCTGCTAAAATTTGTTCTTTAAGTATCATTCCAGTTTTTACAAGAAACATTGCTTTTGCAATTTTACTTTCAGAACCTGCCGCCATAGCCACAGCATCCATTGCCTGATGAATACCTTGTATTTTTTGATTTTTTAATTTTTCTTCAAGCTCTGCTTTTATAGCTAAATCTTCAAGCTCTTTTTCTTTTCTTGCATCATCAGCCTCTTGCTCTTCAACCTTTTTTTCTTTAGCCTCATTTTCTAAATCCAGTTGCTCTTGCAGTAGTGAATTAGTGTTTGTAAGCTGCTCTGCTCTGAGTCCAGTAACATGAGCCTCAACATCTACAAGCTCTGTCTGTGCGTTTATAAGAGCAATCTGTAGATCAAGGTTTTCTTTGTCAATATCAAGAGCGGCTTGGGCAGCATCAACTTGATCTTGAGCATTGTCCATCATGACTTTTTGCTGCTCATCTAAAATTTCTCCAAGTTTAACGTTGGCTGCAATCCTCTCCTCTATGGTAAGAGAGACATCATCTCTAATCTGTCTTTGTAGTTCTGCATCTCTATCGTACTGCTGAAGAAGTTTTGCATTAGTAGCCTCAGCAAGTTGTGCCTGTTTGTTTAAATCAACCTGACTTTTTGCAGCGTTAAATGTTTCCTTTGCATAATTCTTGACGCTATTTGTAACCTTATCAAATGACTTATCTTGACCTGTTATAACATCGACAGACTCTTTACCTGCTTCTTTTAATGACTCGACAGCACCTTTAAAATCTCCTTTAAATAATTTGACTACTGCTTTACCTAATAGACCAGCAACATCTTTAGCTTGATTAAAGCGATCTATAAGACCTTGCATGATGGTATCTTTAAGCTCTGTAAAGCTTGGAATAGATATGTTAGTTACAAACCCTACAAGGTCGTTAAAAACAATTTTCAAGCTATTCATTGCAGTGCTCAAAGTATCTACTACAGTTTGATTTGACATAAACAGCTCTGTGAGCTTCTCGAATATTAAAGAGCCTGCTTTAAACAGTCCACCAGTAAGGACAGCACCTACTCCCGAAAGTGCTTTTTTAATACCTCCAATCCCTTTTGATGCCTTTTTAGATTCTTTGCCAACATCAACCAACTGCTTTTCAATGCCATCAAGTCTTTTGACAGCATCGCCTAGTTTTGCTTCTAGTTCTAATGTTATTTTTTCCGCCATTTTTTAAGTAGTGTTAATTTGAAAACCTCGCTGAAGTTTTCTGGAATTTTATTTTTACCTAAAGCAAAATTTGTCAGGTCTCCTTTTAAATTATTTTCTTTTGCTATCTCAAGCATTTCTATCACATTTCTAAGCATGAGTTGTTCCGCTTTTTAGTGGGGCTATTGTGTCAGATGTTTTATATTGAGAATCGGTGTTAGTTCTAACATATCCTTTCCAGTAAACAGTAGTTCCGCTTGTTAGTCCTGATACTTTTATCAATACCTGTTTTGGCAATTCAGGTCTTTTGTCAAGCTCTGTAGTTTCAAACTTAACCTGAGTTGCACTTCCAGCTACTAAAGCATCGTATGTAGTGCCTGATAAATCAGAGGCTGTAGTAGAATGGAAAATACCGTATTCATCTAATTGAGCAACCTGCCCTACCTTACCAAGCTTAGTAATAAAGTAGGAAGTAAGAATTTCTGTTGCGCTTACTCCTGTAGTTATTGAATCAACTGTCGCTGATGTAACTTCTACAGGAACAGAAACGTTGTTTTGCTTGGGTTTATTTCCAGTACTAATGTCATCAGGGATTAGCTCTCTTGTAGAAATAAATTCTAAACCGTCTGTGTCGCAACTAATATCAATCGTTTTGTTTGAGTATGTAAATAGGCTTGTAGTGTCATCAATAGTAACACATAAATCTACAGGCTTAAATCTGTCAGGAACTACTGGATCAACACTAATCTTTTCACCGAAGTTTTCTTTGCTATTAATTAGCTCAAGACTAGACTGCATTGTCTCGAAGTTGGTAGTAATTTTATTTATTCTGTACAGAACATCAAAAATTCTAATTTTATCTGCTAAGGAAAACTCCATTAACATAGACATCGGCAAATAGGCCTTAGTTTTTGTCAATCTTTTTTGTGGATCAAATACCTCGCTTATATAGTTTTCATAAAACGTTTTAAATAATGTATTTTGATAGGGTATTGATGGCCTTGAGTATTCGTTGTATTCCGCTTTAAAGTTGATATTAAAGGAATCCTCTAGAGCTAATGAGTTTGACGGTTGATAATATTGAGTCTTTTGTGATACTACACCATCAATATCTACTATGCCAAAAGCACCTGTATTTAATATGGGGTAAAAGAGCAATGGTTCTCCTACATAGGCCTCTTGCTTTATATCAGCACTCCATCCCCATTGAATTGTAGTGTTATTACCGTTATTAATGTTGTTTAAACGTTCAAACTGAAAATGCTCAAAAGGCAGCTCAACCTTATAAATTTTACCATCAAATTTTCTCTCTACATTGTGGCTTAAAGACCCCCATTTTTTTTGTTAATCTCCTCAAAGGATGCAGCTAAAAAGGAATCGTTGCCTTCGTAGGAAAAATCGATTTGCTTATATGGCAAAACTGTATTAA